CATTGGCTATTGATCCAGCAACAGTTGCAATATTTGATACAACCCCACTAGCCCCTAAAGTAGCCATGTTTGTAACATTGGCTGAAGTTCCTAATAAGTCCATGTCAGTAACAACTGCACTTGTACCTAGTAATCCCATGTCAGTTACAACTGCCGAAGTACCGAGTAATCCCATAGCAGTTACATTTGCTGATGTTGCCAATAAATCCATATCAGTAATAACTGCTGATGTGGCAAGTAAATCCATATCAGTTACAACTGCACTAGCAGCCAAAGTATTAATATTTGTTTGATCCGAGGATGTTGGTGTTGTTCTTACCCAGGCAGAACCTGTATAAACCATCATTACATTGTTTGATGTATTAAAATATAATGCTCCAGTTACTAAACTATCTCCATCATTATCATTAGATGGATCAGAAGATTTTGCTCCTAAATATCTATCATCAAAATTATCATAACTTGCAGCAGCATTCGTTGCAGATGTAGAAGCTGCGGAAGCAGAATTGGAAGCATTAGTTGCTTGGGTAGAAGCTGTCGATGCAGAACTTGAAGCATTACTCGCAGAAGTCGAAGCAGCAGAAGCAGAACTTGCAGCAGCTGTGGCACTTGAAGCAGCAGCAGTTTGACTTGTCGTTGCTGATGCAGCATCTACTAATAAACTCCATTTAGCAGCATCTGTATTTGATGAAATTGGAACTGAACCAGAAGAAGTATGAGCTGTTAAACAAATATAAATATTATTATTATTTGTATCTTTAATAATATCTCTTACAACATAAGCTGTTGATGCAGCCCAGTTGCCTTTAACTGTACCTAATTCTTGTGTAACGGATAATTCGCCAGAACTATCAAAAGCTAAAATTTTAGATGCACGATCAGATGATCCAACAGTAAATTCTGTTGAGGTCATTGTATTTGTTCTTGATAGTTTTAGTGAACGATCAACTTGTTCTTGTAAATCTTGACCTATAATCGTGAGCTTATCTAAAGCACTTTCATGCGTTTCTGCTGGGAAAGGATCATTAGCAACATAATCAGTTGCTTGTGTTTTAGCTGTATTTCTTCGTAGCACCACAGTTTCGCCAGATGCTGGAGCAGTTACAAATACAATGTTTCCACCAGAAGAACCTCCTACACCAGTTATGCTGTAGTTAGTTGATCCAGTACCCTCGCTTTTAATAGTTTCTGTACCAGTTGCAGAACGCACAATTACTTGTATATCTGTTGAAGCTGGTATGTAAAAACCATAAGCAAAAGTTGTAGTAGATCCATTTCCACTATACGAATTTTTAGTCGTAGTAGACGATATAGTCATTTAGTCCTTTAATGTTGGGGAAATAAAAAAAAACTAACCGACATAATTGGGTTAGTTTATCGTTATTTCATATATTAATTGTCAATAGTGTTCAACTATTTTTAAAAAAAACTTGGAGGTCGGTTGGGAGAAACATCCCCAGGTCGCCACCAAAAATCTGTTTTTTGTTCTTTTCTTGTTTTTTTAATTTTTCTTCTTTTCTTTGAGTTCCATTTAGGATCGATCATTGATTGTAAGGTATCAAAAATTAATCTTTCCAAAGCTAATCGTAAATACCAATGTGAACCCCCTGGAGTATGTCGTCTTAAATATTTAGAAAGATCTCCTCCTATATTCATTTTTAAATCTGATGAAAAACCCTCATATAAATTATCAACAATTAATTCTGATGTGTCAAAAAATTGTCCAGGTACTGCTCCTAATACTCCAGCAGCTCCAGACATTGCACTATAACGAGTGCCAAATAAAATGTCGCCAAAGTAACCAAGACCACCACCATGGATCATAGCATTAATCCAATAACGAGGATCTTTAAATTTTTCTGGATCGCTAATATCTTTACCTTTTGCAATTTGTTTTAACTCGTATGCTAAAGCCCCCATTAATGTTGTTGAAATTATTAATGGTACAAAATATTTTGCTTTTCCAGATAAATTTTTTCTCATTAATCCCCTCATAATATGAGTATGATGAAATGTCATAGCAAATTGTTTAAACTGTAAAATCATTCGCATTGCTTCTCCAGTAGCAGTACCAGATCTTGTTTTTCCTAAACCAATAATTAATCCAGATGTAGCTGCTTTTGCAGTTACACTTGGTACTGCAAAATCAACAAATCTTTGTAAAGCTAAATCTAAATTTTGTGATAATTCTAAAGCCATATCTTTTGTTAAATCTTGACGATCTAAAATATCAGTTGGATCTAAAAATTTAGCCATTGGCTCTGGTTCTCTTGGTTTTGTTTGTTTTATAATTTTCCAAGATTCTTTATTAATGTTAAATGTAGATAAATAATTTTGAAACTTTTTTGGTAATTTATCCCAGTTGCTAGGCAAGATATGTAACTGTGCCATAAATTCTAAACCAGCTGCATTTTTTCCTCCTTGTGTCATCCAGTTAAGACCAGATACTTTTAATGAAAAGTCAGTTACTCTTCTCATAATTTCTGGTTGCTCTGTTAAATCAGCTGTAAATCTTGCTGATGAAGAAGATACATTCATATAACTTTCTGCTACAACAGAACTGGTTGCTGCAATTCTTCGTCTTTCACTTCCTGGTAAAGTCATAATTTCTCGCAACCACCTCATCATAAATTTATGTTGTGGTAATCCAGCAAATTGTGCTGCTTGTCTTGTAAAGTTCATATCGCCTAAAGCTAAGACTGGTGCAGATCCTAATTTAGTCATTGTTTGAAAACCTCTTAATCCAGCCATAGTAACTGCTACTCGTTTATTAACTGGTGCATGAAGTTGTCCTTTAATATACATTAAATGTGATTCTGCAGCTTCAACATGAGAGTTCATTTTAGATTGAAGTTTTTGAAATTCTTTTGGTTTTAATTTTGTTGATTGTTGTTGTACCCATTTATTAACCTGGCTTTTCATCCAAAGCATATGTGCATTTGGATTTGCACCAAGAACATCCATTATACCAATATCCCTTGTCATTGTTTCAAAATGACCAACCATAATATCAAAAGGAGAACTATCGCCACCAAACTTTGAATTATATGACAACCAAGCATCAGCATTTTTAAAGTGCATAAAACGATGATCCATTCGTTTATTATACATCGCTTTTCCATACCCTATGTGATGAGTATGTTTGTTTGCACCTTGTTGTGTTATTGTTTCATAAACATCTCGTAAAGCAAACTCTAAAGTTTCTGGAGTAAATGGTTTTCCAGTTCTAAAATCAACCATTCTCTCTAAATCAAGTAATTCATTTTCTATTAAAAAATTTCTCCAGGTTGTAAAATCAACAGATGCTACAGCTGTTTGATCATGAAATTGTGGAAAATAATTTTTTTCCATTTTAGCAATCGCACCACCTCGTTGATTAAAAAACTTTCTCAATAATTCTGATGTTCTAATCCAGGCTAATGCCAATTCTTGTGCAGCTTTATTTTTTGTTGAACCAGGTTGATCTATTTCTTTTAGTATTGCAATTTGAGTTGCTTTTCTTTTTACACCACCAGTTACAGTTTGATTAAATTCAGCTAATATTTTACCAAATTCTTGCTGTCCTTTTTTCATAAAAAATCGTATAGCTGATTCTGCACTTCGTATTTCTTGTAAGCCCTCTTTTACAGTTTCCATAGCAACAGTCTTTTCCATAATTTCGCCAGGATTCATTCCAGAATTTTGAACTCTATAATTAAATTCTGCTTGTTTTTCAGCTGCACTTTTTGCTACTATTATTTTTCTAGCTTTATCATATTTAATTTTATCAAAAGTATCTAATCCAGCTTGTTTTTCTGCAGCAGATTCTGATAATCCTTTTGCGATATAATCTTTTTTTCGTGCCTCAAAATTATCAAACATATCTGTTTGCTTTTGAGCTGGAATAATGCCTTGATCTACACCTTTAATAATACAATCTTTTAAACTCATGATATTCCTGGACAGTCTTTTAAGAAATTAATGATCTTGTTATCTTCTTCAACATCATCAAGAACTTGTTTTAATGTTTTTGTGTCAGCAACTTCTTCGCCATCTACTTCTTTAATAATAGTAATTTCATCGGTTAAATCTAATTGGTTTCTTGCAGTTGCATCAAATAAACCAATATCGACTGCTCGTTGTTCTGGTAATCCTTTTTCTTTAATAGATATTTCACTATACAATTTATCAATTTGATCTTTTTCTTTAGCAACTAATTTAGCTCTTGTTGCCTCTTCTTTTTTAGTTAATGTAATTTTACCTTTTTTATATTGATAAGCACTATTTGGTAATTTTCTTTGCTTTTCATAAAGATCTAATAATTGTTTATGATGTATCTGTAATTCAAAACCTAAACCATCTTTTGTTACTAATTGTACATGATAAGCTCTATATCCAGTTCCATTAGGATTTAAAAATTTATTTGTTTCTTTTATTACTTTAAATTGTTTTTTAACTAATTGAACAGCCTGGTATATTTCTGCTTCTGAATTAACAACTAAACGACCTCTAGCAATATCTGGTTCATGAGCTGCTGACCATCCATTAATATTTTTTTGTCTTTTCTTAATATTAACATTTAAGTCTTTTTTATTTTTAATATCAGTAATAACCCTAGATTTTGGAAAATTTTTACCTATATTATTTATAGAGGACTCAATATTTTTTATATTAGCTTTTGCTAGTTTAAATAATTCCTCGACATTATCGGTAACCTGGAGTATTATTTCTTTGTTTATGGAACTAACTTCCCCTATTGAACTATCAACCTCTATACGAGATCTTAATGGTATATCGGTTGCACTTGCCAAAACTGATGATGGCGGTTCAACTGTTGTAGTTTGGGATAAAGTTAAATCATCTTGGACACCCTCTCGACCTGGAGGAATAGATGTACGAGATGTTTTAAAATCCCCAGATGCAGATTTAGATGTTGTTTCTTCAATTAATTCTTCTAACTGATCGTCAGCTTCTTTAACAGCTACATTGGTATCATGAGGATCGTCATGTACCTTTAACTTTTCTGTGATTATGTTTTCTTTTGGTTTTTGTCGAGCTGGACTTTCCGATTGCGAAGCAAAGATACTGCGTTCACTTCCGCTTGGAGTAAGCCCCTCGTGATCGCCTCGTTCAATCGACTCGTAGACAGCTTTTTTAAAAGACTCAACTGCTTTTCGCTTACTTCCAGCTTTCCAGAGTTTGGCTGCTGCGGTAAGCTCGTCTGAGAGTCGCCCTTTGCGGTTGGCGAGTTTTTCGATTTTGTGTATGATAATGCCATATTGTTCTGCCTTTTCTACATTATAGTCTGTATCTAATTTATTTCTACCACTTTTTATAATAGCTTCATCGTTTTCCACAAGAGCTTTAAAGATAGTTTTATCCTTTTTTAGCTCTCGTAAAGCACTACTATAAACTTTGGATCTTTCTACAATCAATGACTGTTTCATGATTCTAGCACCAAACATATCAGTTTGTGTGGTTTCTATTATCCCAGCATCTAAAAAAGATCTAATTATTGATCTTGCTTCATTAATATTAGCTGGTTTTGCTTTTTCTAAAAGTTTTAAAGCATTTATTGCTAATTCTGGATCATCAACAATGTGTCCAACTTGTGCTGCAATATTATCTTTTATTCCTCCTTTAAGCCAATATCTAAATGCTTCATCGCCTAATCTATATAAACCAAGAGAATTTTGATAAAGAGCTTGTTGTGGCTTAATTCTTCCAGCAAGTATATTAGCTGTATGAGTTTCTCCCATTCGTAAAAATACCCTTGCCACATCTTCTGATCTGGCAGTTCCAGCAACAATATTAACTGTCATAGCCTCAACCATAACATCTTCTGCATTCCAGCCATCAGCTTCTCGTCTAATAACTGTCATTAGATAAACATCTTGTTTTGGATCTTTAGCTTTAATTCTTTTTGCTAGTCCTAATCGTTGATGACCATCAGCAATAAAAAATTTTCCATCAGCTCTTTCCCATACCATAACAGTACCAGCTGCATTATGATCCCATTTATCAATACCTTTTAATGTTGTTAAAACTCCTTTACTATCGCCTCCAGTTTTAAATTGAAAAGTTTTTGCATCTACTTCAATATCATCTGGATTCATTTTAACATGATTCATTACTGGTCGTTTTTCATCCAGGACTATTGGAGAGTTAGGTTGCTCTGGAATTTTAGGTTCTTCGTTTTTTAATACACTTTCCAAAGTTGAGTTGGTTCTTTCCATGTTTTCAACAGTACCCTCTATGTCTTTGGATAATGGATTATCAACATCTTCTAAAATTTTTTCTTCTAATTCTCTAGCAGCACTTTGATAAGGTGCGTGTAATTGTATTGCTTCTGGAAATGTTCTAAATAATTGTACCATTTCAGTTGGTGGCAATTCATTAATTCTATCTTTAATATAATTTAATAATAAATCTGGATCAGCACCTTGATTAACTAATTTTTCAAATTCTTTTCCAATAATTTTATTGCGTATTTCTGGATTTGTTTTGGCTAAAGCCATTTGTGCATTTTTATATAATTGTGCTGAACCTTTAACACCAGCTGTAAGAGTTCCAGCAAATACACCACTTGTTGCAGATACAGTTCCAATTATTTTTGCTGCATCCGACCAGGTATAATCTTGTCCTAGTGATTGTCTATAAGGTACTACTTGTGTTTGTATAAGTGTTTCTGCACCACCAGCAATAATTGCTTCGATTGCAGCTGTTCGCATTGTGGCATAAACAATACCACCTTGCCACCCATACATCATAGATAAAGGTAGACTTGCAAGAATAAGTGGATCATGAAATGAAGCAACAGCTGTACCAGACAACATTCCTCCCCATTTATCCCAGCCACTATCCGCATACTGCATATTAAGAGCCATTTGTTTTTGAACTTCAGCTGCTCGTTGTTTTCTTAAATCAAAATAATGATCATATCCTTTAAAATTTTTTTTAGCTTCATGACCAAGTTTATCTAATTCTATTGAAATTAAATTTTCTAAATATTTTTTTTTAACTTCAAATGGAGCTTCTGGCATCATATTTCCACCAGCTCCATCAACACCAAAATTAGAAAATGGTCTTGACCATGCGTATTGATCATCAATCTCTGGAATGTAATCTTCCCAATGAGGAATTTCTATTCCAAATTTTGTTTCTAATTCATTTTGGACTAATTCCCAATCTTCTACTTTGCCCTGGTAAGAAGATACCGATCTTCCAAATTCATACAAATCATCAAAAGCAGATTCATAAGTATTAGAAAATGTTTTAGGGGATGTTAGAGCTGTAGCACCACCATAATCTCTATTTGTTGGATCAGAAAAAAAACCAGGAGGAGTTTTTGTAGGAGTCGTGCCTACTCGTTTTGAATCTGGATAAAAGGTTTTTGTAAGAGTAAGTTCTAACCCTTTAGGTTTTTTAGTATCATCATAAGTTTTAATTCCAGCTGCTTCAACAGCATCAACTTTAGGAATATTTACTTCACCCATAAGTATTCTGCCTCTCTATTTCTTCGAGTACCAAAGTCATCGCCAAAATTACGCAGCTCTCGATCCACTAAATCCCAATCAGAATTAACTGCGTGTTTAATAAATGATGGAGTTCGTGAAAAACTACCATACTGAAAACCCACAGAAGCAATAACTGTTTGTTGTCCTTTAGTTAAATTTGTAAAAGTTTCTTTTGGATCTCTGCTATTATATTGACTCATTATTCTTGCAGCATAATATTTTTTACTACACAGATCTATTTCCAAAACTTCCTTATCACTTAATACTAAATCTTTTGCAACAGCTGAAGCTGCACCACCAGAAAGTCCACAAAAGTTTTGAAGCTTTGCAACAGTTGGCTCGGAGATGCCAATTTTTAATAAAAATTCTTCATCTTTTTCTTTTAAATCAAATCCAGTTGCAACTGTTACACCAGAATTTTTTGTGGGTACATAACCAGTATTTGCTCCCTTACCCTCTAACTCTGAAATAAAATTCCAATCTATTTTGTTCATTATAAAATCTCATCTCTTCTCATTCCAGATTCATCATATAATTCTCCACGATTAATCAAATCTGGATTAGCTTTGTGTGCTTTTATTAAAGCTGGTAAAATTCTATTAATATTTAAAGTAACTTTTTTACCATCTTTTGTTTTATAATATTCATGTGCTGGATCTCCAGGATCGCCAAAGGTAATAAAATATTCGCCATACTCATTTGTTTCTAAATAAATTTTATCATAACCACCAAATGACTTAAATAATTCGTTTGCATCTATATAATCAACAAATTTTCCATCTGCACCAAATTCAGATGGCATTCCATTAACAAATACATCTCCAGATCTTCCACTTGCATCTGCACTTATTGTTGCTGTTGCATCATATAATAATTCATCAGTTAAATGATTTTCTAATAATAATTCTAATGATGGAGCATCATTACTTTTAAATTGACCAGCTAAATTAAATTGATCTAAAGTTCCATTTGCTTTTTCTTTTGGAATAATAATTGATTTGCCATTAAACATTTCTATTCCACCTTTTGCTCCATCAGCATCAATAACCATTCCAGATGCATATTGAATAGACATTCTCCAAGCTGCTTGTAGTTTTTCATTATTTGTATTATCATCAATAATTAATTGTCGTAATTCAGAATTTTCTGCAATCATATTAGCAAATATAAATTTAGAAGATTCTGTTATTTGCGTAAAAGTTTCTGGTACATTTGTTAAAATATCGCCCAGCATAGTTTCAGATATTGTTAGATAATCATTATCTAATTTATCTAATCCAACTTTACCAACTAATGATGCAGTTTCATCATTTCGCATTGCAATCCAACCATTAACAATATGCTCTGTTGCTTGTGTCATACCGCCTTGGTTCATATTCATTAATTTACCTAGGTGTGCCATGGCTGGGGAGTTATTCGATAAATCAGTAAAGGCATCGTTTGCATAAATGTCAGATACTTGTGCAACATTACTTGCTAGTTGTAAAATATCTTGTTTGCTTCCAGTTTTAAAAACTTCATTAATTTGTGCTAAATCTGATTCTCTAAAAAATGGCATTTCAGTCAAATTATATTTATTCATTAAAAAACCCATGGAAGCTTGATACTGTGCAATTTCATTTGGATTAGTGTCCATCCAATTTATAGTTGGAATATTCATGCCAAACTTTTCTGCCATTTCAATGACACGACCAGCACCAATCTCTGTTTCCATATAGTTCATTAATGTTTCTACATGACCAACAAGATCTGCTTTATGTTGATTAAATTTTGCAGTTCCAGATGTTGCCAATACTTCTTGATTTAAAACCGCCCAATAGTCTTGTACTTGATCTAAAGGTAATTCTTGTAATCTTTTAATTTCATTATGATTAATAAAAGCACTATTTAAAGCATCAAGTTTAATTGCAAGTTTTTGAGCTTTTTCATTTTCTCCAACAGCCAATAAATCATTAATCATATCTTCAGCTTGTGTTTTGTAAGTAAAGTATTGATTAGTATCGCCAAAAAATTCTGGATGAGTTGGATCTATAAAATTATCAATCGATGTTGTTAATATAGTAGCAGAGCTTTTAAGATTAGAAATTTGATTAGATAGTTTTGATGCAATGGCTTTATCAGCTTTATCTTCATAAGATTGTATAAGTTCTGGTGTTAATTTATCATCCCAAAAACCTTGTTGATTATAAAACTTAAATCTCTCTGGTTGGTCATTTGCCATGTTCTCGCCCATGACAGTAAAAATATCTTTTTTAACAGCTTCAATATAAATATCTGAAGTTACTGGAGATCCATTTAATTGTAATTCTCCTTTTGCAGCTCGTTGATGAATAATAGAATTTTCGCCAATTAATTTTTCTAAACTAATAATATCAAAGTGTGAGTGGTTACGAATAATATTATTTTTTAAAGTTTCAACTTCATTTTGAAAAATAATTTCTGATTGATCTAAAATATTTTTATTAATATTAGAAGAAACTTTTGCTCTCTCTAATGCAACATTTTCATCAAATTCTTGTTCAATTAATTGTTTGGTATAAAGATCTGTAACTCCTCTGGTTAATTGAGTTTTTAAATTTTTAATTCCATTTTCCCAATTACCCAAAGCATTTTCTGTATCTGGATCTCGATTAGCAATATCAGAAAGTGCGTAAATTTGTTCCCATGAGTCAGCGATTGTTTGTTTAACCTTATTTTCTCGCTGAATATTTATTTTATTAATTTCAAACTCGCCTTTTAATTCATTTGATAATTTAAAAAGTTCTGTTTTATAAGATTCATTTTCTTTAAATAAATCAATCTCATGTTGCTTTTGAATTGCATATTCTTCTGATTCAAAATCTAAAGCTAATTTTTTTAAATTTAAATCATGATCCAGTTTTGCTTCATACTTTTGGTTTTCAAAATTTAATTCTTGTTCATATTTTTTTTGTCCAACATCTAAAATTGTACTACCTAAACGAGATCCTTGCTCGTAAGGAAGCATTGCAGCTCCAACAAGATTAGGCACTCCCCTTGTAACTGGTGCTGTTAGTTTAGGAGAAGATTGAGATGTAAAGACTGGAATTTGTACCATTAATGACTCCTAGTTGGAAAACCCATTGGGTATTTTTGTAATGTAATTGCATTATCAATAGATGTTCTAATTGAGCTTTTTGTATTTTCATTAATAGTAACAGATAAACTTTTCGCATTCATAGCTTTCATATCCATTAACATTTTATTATTCTTTGCCTGGGTGTTTAAAATCTGTGTAGCATACGAAGCATTTTGAGTCATAAGAGCTTTTGCTTGTGCTGCTTGTTGTCCAGCTAACATATAACCTCCAACTGCTCCGACCATTGTACCAACTGCACCTATAATGGCTGATGAACGAGCAGCTCTTGCTTGATACATTGCATATTCGCCCTCCATCCTGGATGATACTGCTTGTTGTTTAAAATCATAACTTTGCATTCTAGCATCATACATAATATTCATTTTTTCAATTTCGCCCTCGTAAATATTATGCTCTAAAACTTTCATTGGAGTTCCCTCCATTTTAACACCAGCTGAAATAAATGCTGCTTCTGTAGATGCTTGTGCTTTTTCAAAACTTCTGCCAAATCTTTTAACATTCGCATGACCAATGTTAAGTGCTTGTTCTGCTTTATTATCTAAAAGAGTTGCATTTTGATTAGCAACATTTTGTTGATAACGACCAGCTTCCATTGCTGCTTGTCCGCCCATGATAGAGCTAACAGCACTAACACCAGCACCAGCCATCATTATTGTTGTTGGAGCCATTACATTACCCTCGCAAATCGAATATAATCTTCATTGTTTTGATACTTTCTCATTAATCCCTCTTCTTCCATACCTAGCCATTTCGCAAATCGATGACCAAGTAAAAAATCTTTTTTGACAGCTGTTTGTAATCGTTTAACATTATTTTTTAATATTAAATCTTCCATGCCCTTTTTTATAATTTTTGCAGATGCAATTCTAAAGTTCCAAATTAAGCTTGAACCCATTACCCATCCCTCATAAACATTATCCCAAATAGGAATAATACCTCCAGCACAAATAATTTTATTATCATGTGTTGCAGTAAAAGACATATTTGGTACTTCTAATGTATTAAGAAGTTTATGATACTTTTCATCAATTTCTATTTCTGAACTATTTAAAGACCAAACCATTCGTTGTGCATGATCACTTTTAAAATCAATTAACTTAATCATTAATTGTAATCTGCGGATAAATTGAAATTAATGTTAATGGGAGTGGTTGGTTTTGTCGTACATAAATCCAACCATCTGTATTAAAATCATCTCGAAATTCTATTTGTTTATCGCCAGTAAATAATGGCACAGCTGTGTCCATTAATGCTGCACTAGAACGAAATGGTATTCGTTCCATATTACTTAAATTTGCTCCTACTTCTGCACCAACTGTTTCATGTAATCGTAAAGTTACTTCATTGATGCGTTTTGTTTTGGCCTGGGATGTTGATTCATTTCCAGGAGCTTCTACTCGCATTGTTTGGAGTGTCGATGTATATCCTAAACCAATTTGTGCTTTTGATGCAGAACGATTTAAAGTTATAGATCCTCCAGTCATAACAGCTCCACTTGAAACACTTTTAACTGGATGTGTTGCACCATTAGCTAAAATTGTAACACTTTCATTTTCCAGATGTTCTAATCCAGTTATTGATGTTGTTGATGAGCCATCATAAGTTAGTCCGCTATCAACAAAAGAGGCATCTGCTTGATCAGTTCCATAATCAAATAAGTTTAAATATTCAACATATCGTCTTGTTGTGCCATCAATCGTTCTTTTTACAATCATCCATAATTCATCTTCATTTGTATCAGTTGGTATGGAAGCCACCGATTCAACAATAGCATTACCCTCATCAGTTGTTGCTAATCGTGTTGTATCAGATGTTGTTATTGTTATTGGATCATTACCACTTTTAGATGTTTCTTTTATCGTTACAACCGCAGCTGCTGGATTGGCTACAGTAAAATCTGCGTGTGCATTAATTGCTGTATAGATATTATCAGCAGTTGTATTGTTACTCTCATTTGGTCGCCATCCATTTGTTTCGGATGGAGAAGTTCCACCAGCAGTTTCTGATGTAAATGTAACAGATGTACCATCTGATTTTGTAATGGTAATCGTTGTACCAGTAGCAATATTTCCATAATCGGAAACTGTTATTGTTGCTTCGCCAAATACACCGCCTAATTTATGACGATGCCATCCGACAACTTCTTCTGCCCTAGCATAAGTAAAACCTAAAAGAGTTCCATCATTTCTTACACACCACAAAATACTATCTGGTTCTTGTTGATATGCCATTTCAAGAACACCACCCTCGGTTATATGTTCAGCTAGTAATGTCATATCTTGTGCTTGATACTGGTCAATGTTTAAATTGTAAGACAGTTCTCGTAATTTTCTTTTTGCTCGTTGAATAAACATTGTTACATTTTCAATTTGAACTGCATCAATGTTAGCTGATCCATAACTGGATTGTTTTTGTATTTGCACATTTGTTGGAGTAATTGGTTGAGTTGTACCAGAAGCACTTACAACAAATTCTCCTCCAACAGTTCCCACAATTAAAGATCGTTGTGCTGAAATATATCGTATTGCATTAACTTTATTCGATGCAATCGTATAAACCATTGCATCAGTATCATTCGTTCCAGTTGTAAAATTTTCTAAAGCTGCACTTTTAGAAAACCACATTGTTTGTGGATTATTATTAGATCCAGCAAAAACAAGTCGTTGTTCAAAAAAAGATACAGAGCTTGGATAATAATCAGTTGTTGTGTTTAAAACTGGATTTGTTAATTTATTAACAGTATCTGATCCACCAGCAGAAAATGTACCATAACTGCTAGTGTTTAAATTTGTGCCACCAGAATCTTGTAAATTAAAAGTTGTTGAAGATCCAACAGTTCCAACTTTATAAACATTTCCATTTAATTGAGTCATTCCTCCAATGTTTGTAAAAGTAACAAAATCACCCTCTGCATATCCATGATCTGTCGAAGTAGTTACAACACCGGGATTAGCTTTTGTTACTGCACTAACAGTTTTATCATCCGATGTTGTTAATGTCGGTGTACTTATTGTCCATGAGGTATGTCCAGATCGTGTTAATTTTCTAATCGCATATCCTGGATGAACCAGGTACATAACATCAGCTGATTGTGCAAATTTAACAGTTGGTATATCCGCTGTTGTATAAGGACTGGTTAATTCATAAATTTTATTTGCTACACCTCCAGATGTATAAGTTTGATAATCATTTGAACTATCAATGTTATTTCCATCCACATCTTGTAATTGAAAAGTATTTGTTGTTTTATTCGCAACCTTAAAAGTTCTATTATTAACTTGCACCATTCCAACAACACCTGAAATAATAACATGATCGCCATCGGAATAACCATGGGATGTTGCTGTTACAACTGCTGGATTAGCTTTTGTAATAGCCGATATTGTTTTATTTCCCTCAGTAATAATTCCTTTATCTTTATAAAATCGGATATAAGTATTTCCTAATTCTAAAATATAAGTTTGTGTTGTAGAAAACTCAAAAGGAATTAATCTTGTTTTAGCTGCACTTGATTTTACTTCATGTGCAAATTTTGTGCCAGGTCGTCTGGATGCACCACCATGCGGATGAACAACCATATTCTCCAAGGTTTTAGATCCATTAAAATATTTACCAAGGTCAGTACGACCATCAAGTCTAGGAGATAATTCTCCAGCTGTAAAGTTGGTAAATGCAACTGTACTTCTTGCCATTAATACCTCGCATTAATAAATGTACTTGAATCTATATTATCCGCACTTCCCTCGGTTGCATCGGTAAATCGAGCTTCTCGTAATTTTTCTAAATAAGTGTCTTTTAATGAATTTGATAAAGCTGTAGACGATGTAATCGCATAAGCTAATTCTGCTGCTAATCGAGCTGCAAGTGTTTCTCGAAGTAATGTATCATATTGATTTACATCTGTAATTAAAGCAACATAGATTAAATAAATTGTTGCTTCATCAGTTAATAATTTTCTTCCCTCTATTTTAAATTTTTGTCCATCATCTAAATCGGAAGAAGAACTATCATGATGTCCGCCTATGCGTAAAACTCTTAAACAGTCCGATGGTAAAGTATATTGTTTTGTATATTCGTGTGAGGGAGTATCTGTATCTTGTGCTAATTCTACTCGTTTAATTAAACAGTTCCAGGAGTGTGAACGAAAGACTGCATCTCTAACTGGCTCATACCTCTGGTTTAGCAACCTTGCGTTTTTACTATCCTCGGTCAAGGATGTAATATTATTTGCTCCCAACATATTTAATGCGGAGTTACATATTTCAACTTGTGATGCCATTATTGTCCTTTTTAAAAAATGAAAAAAGAGGGGAATAAATCCCCTCTTTCAATAAGATTATTGAGTGTAATAAACCCAGAAATAAATCGTTCCACTAATGGTTGCACCACCAGTAGTAATTTTTAGATCTGTAGCTTCAGACACTTTATACCCTAAACCAGCTACCGCAGTATTTGCAGCAGTTGAACCAGCCAACATTGATTGGCATTGTCCAGCTGCATTCCAAGTACCGACAGCTGCTAGGTATCTATCGTCATCTCCAGAATCGCCAACTTTTAAAGTTGATGATCCACCAAGAGCATCAGCTTTGATTACAACATCGTGAATAGTTGCTCCAGCTGGTATTCTTGCGATAGTGATGTCAGAACCACTACCAAGAGAGGATGCTTCGTAAGTATCATGCCAAACCATCATTGGAGATAAATTACCGCCATCAGAATTAACTGCTGGAACAGCATCAAGATTTGTTATTGCTACACCTTTAACACTAGCCATATCTTAACCCTCCTATGCTTCATGGCAAGGAATCTGAACAACTTTTTCTTCTTCCATTCGAGTTGCACCAATAGCCATACAGTAGTACACTTGAGTAGAGTATGATTTATCATCTCTCTCTGAAATACGAGCTGTAATATCCTTGCCAATAGCAAGTTTGATAGCATCTTTTGTGAAAGCAAAAACTAATCTGTCGTCAGTATTACTTGCATCAAAGTTTAATCTATTTGACATAATAAATTTGAATCCTAAAAATGAATCCAACTGTCCAGCTGCAAGAGCTTTAACAGTATTATAATCAGAAGATTTTACTTCAGTTGTATTGAGCAAATCACTTATTTGAGTTGCTCCGCATACTATAAATCTAGGTATGCTTGGATCTACATCTTTTAGATCCAGTTTCTTTTTAGCATCAAGTAGTTTAGCAACAGTTAAACCATCAGATTGGTTTGAAGTTGCAAACTTTTGAGTGCTAGGTAGAGCCACAGAAGTGCCTCCAGTTTCGCCAGAGTATGCAGTTCCACCTAAAGCTGTGATAACAACATCATCCATAGATCTACCCATTGCAGCTGCTGCTGCTTTTGCGTAGCTTGAAGTAGGATCAGCTAACATTCTTACTTTATCGGCATCATCAATAAGATCAGCCCACTCGTAATCTGCTAAACTAACTCTTCTTCTTGAATGAGGAGTATCAATTTGTGGAGTATTTGCGTGTCTAGAAGTTCTTATTTGAGCAGCTGTTACACCAACTTGATCAAAATAAGCATTCTTTCCAGTAATACTTTCCACATCTACAGCCTCACGCAAACGGCTACCCATTTGTTGAGCCAACATTTGTACATTAGAACTATACTGCTGTACAAAAGCTGTAGTAATTTGATTAGACATAATTGTCCTCCATTTTCAAATTAAGGTTAAATTTCGATGAATTGTCTACAAAGTAGGTTCTTCTGCATTTTACAACTGTTAGTTGATCTTCTGTTCAGATTGTCAAATAGGATGCTTACGCACTACCCCATTGAAACTTTTGCTGCGAATAAATCACTCATCTCTTTAACAGCTGCATCGTGTCCTGGATGCTCTTTGAGATGATATGGATGATTTTTATCGCCCATAATTTTATTTATTTCTGTTGTCGCTTCATTTGGTGTTAAATTACCAGTCGTTTCTTGTCCAGCTTTAATTGTATCTTCACTAAAATTTTTTGACATTTCAGCTAGTGATTTAATAAAGCCTGGATGATTACCGATTGGTGTACCATCTTCAAGTTTTACATTTGCCATATCAGTTGAAAAAAAAGATTTAAACACTTCATTGGCTGCATTAAGTTTTTCTTGATAAGCTAAACCAAATTCTTTTCGCAATTCTGCCTCATTATTTGTTTTTGCTAATTCGACAGCTGCATTTGCACTTTCAGTATTAGTTGTTTCAAGACCAGTATAATAATCTAAAATTGCTTGTGCCTGGTGTGGTAAAACACCATTCTCATGTGCAACTTTTAAAAAACCATTAACTGGTTCTGGACTTGCTCCCTCGGCTAAATTAAAATTTACTCCATAATTATCTGGAGTATCTGGCAGTCCTAACTTTGTATAAACTTCTTTCCAGTCATCTGGAGTAGAGTTCTTTGTTGGAATAGCCATTTTGTCAGCTCCGACCATTCGTTGGGCGGAAACATAACCTTTTGCTAGTTGATTAACATCCTGGATATTTTGTAGGGATGGTTCTGTTCGTAAATCTTCTGGTAATGAACTAACAAAACTTTTTGGTTCTTCTTGTATTGTATTTGTAGTCGGTTCAGATTGCACCTCTGGTGCAGTTGTCTGTTCTTCAGCCATTTTGTATTTCTCCTAAATTGGGTTGTGTTTTTGTCATATTCTGAATATGTAATACGACTTGCCTTTGTCCTTCCAGATTTGCTGTAATGTAAGGATCTTTATCAAATGTAGAATTATAAAATCCACATTTCTTTTTTAAATCCTCCAATACGATTGCACCCTCTTTCGTTCCAAAAGTTATTTGGTAACATCGTTTTAACTCATTTAAAACTTGTTCAGGTTGTTTGCTCTTCGGCATTATTTACCTCTTTCAAGAAAGGAGCTGCCCTACCTCCAGCTTCAGCCATCTGTGATGTTTGATCAAGTTGTTGTTGCTGTGCAGCAGCTTCTTGCTGTTGTTGTCTAATCTCGGCAACCTCTTGATCAGATCGTAAAACTTTTCTTGGAACTCCTAATACATCCGTAATATGTTTAACAAGTTTATCAGAGTCCAAATAATCCATAACTGGCATCATTTGTGCTAGTGGAGTTATAATTTCTAGTGATCGTAATATTGCTTGTACATCGCCAGTTCGTTGAGATCTTGCAAGTGGCGATACATACTCAATATCAACAGTTGTACCTTGTAATGCAGTTGGTGGTGTTGGTAATAGACCTTTTCGCAACATAATATTGAAACAACGAGTAATAAGGGGTTGTAACATTTCTGCTTGGAGTCTACCCAATACTGGTGCGAGTAATCGCATTTTTTCTTCGTTTCGTTGCATAACTTCAGTCGCTGTCATTCGTACATCTTGCGACATGAGTAATTGGTCTACAAAGTAAGCTTGTCGTATTGCTTCTCTTCGTTGATCCTCTAGGTTTAATCCAACTGGAGTATTAGCTCCAATTTGTAATGGTTCTATTCTATCTCGTGTACCACTTCTATAATAGTTTAAACCACCTGGTTGTGTTCTAACTGGTAAAACAAAACTATCATCTGGAACTAATAAAGGTGGATCAACCATTTTTTGTGCAGCTTTAATTGTTGTTTCCGACATTTTATTAATCATTTTAATATCAGAAAGAGCTGTCATGGATGGAGATCTTCCATAAATTTCAGACGATGATTTTAACCATCTTGGTATTACAAAAGGAAATTCATTAAATCCAGAGATGGAAATAACTTTACTATCTTCATGATCATAATAAATCGAAGAAAATGCCATTGATTTATTATCAATTTTATATGGATTCATTTCATCATTTGGTTTTACACAATGATGTAATGTTACTTCGTCATAAGGTTTTTTTTCTGCTAGATCTTTTACTCGTTTTGATAACTTATCGCCAAACCGCATAAAGGCAGCTCTAGCAGTCATTTTTATTTCTCTGTGTACTGTATCAACAAAACCTTTATCGTTTTCTTCAATAAAAAATTCTTTTATGTGTCTAGTGGAAAATCGTAAAAACTTTTCATCATCCTCTTCTATCATCATAGCTGATGTGCCAAAAACAACCAGGTCAGTATAAAGCTCATGAATTTCTTGTTGGAAATTGGAACGATCTAAAGCAATGTACATAGTTTGCGTACAGGCTTCGAGCCATTCTCTGCTTTCTTCTTCCATCGCCAATGATTCATTCTTGAACCTCATACTAAACCAAGGTGTTGCTGCATTCGTCAGCATCCCATGCAAAGAGGAGGAAAGTAACTCTGATGCGTGTAGAGCTGTACCATCATAAATAAATTCTGTTCTTTTATCGCCAGATGAACGAGATTTATTGACATCAGCTCTTCTAGGTAAAACATAATCCGCAATTTCTTGCCAATGGCTTTCCCAGTTTTGTCGTTTGCCTTTTAATTTACTAAATTGATTGGATAATTCTTTTGCTGTTTTCATTATTCTCCACCTAATGTATCTTTCTTGGTTTTCTTTCCCTGTTGATCAAAACCTAATAAACCAAAAACATTTCGAGTTTGTGTAAATGGTCTGCCAGTTTGTTTTGCTGCAAATTTTGCTTCATATTGATTGTATGCTTTTTGCGGTGTTGCAGCATCATATAAATTTTTTGCTCCAGCAACTCTCATTGCAGTTCCAGCAATTCCAGGTGCTGCTGCAGATAATACCATTGTTGCTAAACCTAAAAATTTATTTTGTGATTGTAACATTGATTTAGATATAGGAGTTGATGTTAAAGCACCAGTTGGATCTCCGCTTCCCATTGCTCCAAAGGATTGTTGTCTTGCCCCAGGAACATATGATCCAGCTCCATATTTTGTTTCATACCCAGCTGATGATAACCAATATCCTCCGCCACCAGTTCTTTTAGCAAGTCCAGCACCAACTAAATATTCATTAATAGCTTTATTTGCCTCATGACCATAAAACTTTTGATCTTTACCTTTTAGTTTTGATGCAAATGTATCGGTTGCAAATTTTTGTCCAGCAGCTCCATAACTAACACCAGTCAAACCTAAATTTTTAGTAACAGCTCTTTTAGCTTGTTGAACATGATATTCTTTTGACCTACTTGCATAAGCTTTGCCAGAAGCAATTTTTGCTTTTTGTTTTTTAACAGAAGATTTAAAACTTTTTGTTAAAGCTCCACTTCTTCCATGTCCTGGTTCGTGTGCCATTTATGCTCCTAATAATGTTTTTTTGTATGTGTCAGCTTCACTCGTATCGCCTTGGGTACTTGTTAATATTGTATCGGTGTACCCTTTCTTTTTTTGAGCCAATAACGCCTTAACCTTTTGTCTTTGCTCTTCAGAAAACTCATCTGGTGTTGCTGGAGGCAATGTCGGCATTGGCGGTGGTGGTGGAGGCGGTGGTGGAGATGGAGGTCTTAAAAATCCCATGTTACATCCTTATCTCTAGTGGGTTATAGTTTGTGCCAGTTGCAAATTTTTCTAGTCGTCTATTTTCATTCAAATCCAATTCTTGATAAGCAACAGCACAGACTCTCCACGCATCCGCATAATGCGAAGAGTGATCATGAACTGGTTTTGAAAAAACTCGTTGTTTGTCTAACCACTTTCTGTGATACCATTTCATTGCATCCAGAAATTTTTTACAGTTAGCTCTATCAATATAACTTTTAGCCAGGAGTATTTGTCCAGCATGAATACCATCTTCTATCGATAGTTTCGGACATACTCGTAGTGGTCGCATTCCCATTGAATACGCATACTCTTTTCTGGAGTGTCCAGTTGAGAGTTCTCGTTGTTCAATATCGTGTGGAAACACATAATTTTTAATGTTGTAGCCAGTTTTTTTTATATAGTCGGCATAATGATCCAAAGATTGATTACTATTGTTGTAGCAGTCAAAAACAATTAAAGCTCTTCCTATTTGTTGGGTAAATAACAAACAAGTCTGATCACTTAATCCTAAATCAAAAAAGACAGTTGTTTCATATCCAGGATCATAAGGAAATTGAGAAATCTTTTTTTCTTCTTCCATCTTCTGAATAATTTTTCCATACACCGATCCAGATATATTCGCAGTCCAGGAGCATTCAAATTCTTGCATATACTGATCTTCTGTCATCAGTTTTCGTGCAGACTCTAATTCTCCTTTAGGTACTAAACCAGTTTCACTTGCTTTAAAAATACAAGTGTACCATTCATCATTACCTTTAGCCTCTTCGTATAAATCGTAAAATAAATTCATTCCCTGGGGAGTTCCAATAAATACAACTTTACCCAGCCTATCTGCAACAGCTGGTCGAATAACCTCTGCAAACATTCTTGAGTCCATTTGTGCATACTCATCGCAGACAACAAAATCAAAATACTGCCCCCTGGCACTATCTGGGTTCTCCGCCCCAAAAAGTTGGATGCGACTTCTGTTGGGAAAATCTGCCCTCAACTCTGTTTCATTATATCGCATTCCAGGAATCATTCTGGTAAATTCTTTTATCGCATCCCATGCTAGTAGTTTTACTTGCACCCTGGTTGGTGCAAATATCGCACCTCTAAAATTCTTTTTCTCG